AACATCTTCTGGCTTGAGAACAAATTTTGTTCCGTTGCGCATGTCAACTTCAAACCCTGCAACAAATCTTTTTGGGTCAGGAATCGGCGCAGTGAACTGAGGCGGAAGAAGTTGCAGGGCAATAATCTTTCCGTCTCGCGAGCGAACCTTTTCAATGAAGACACCTCTTGTGCTCATCAAGAGTTGAGCGGAGATTCTGTAACGGAAAGCAAATGAGTTTTCACCCTCATTGGACTTTGAGTTGAAAATCTCTAGCAGTGACTCGTTGCTCTTTGTTTTTTCCCCACGCTGATCATTGCCTTTTCGCAAGATGACGGGAAGTCGTGCTTGGTTTCCTGCAATTGCGTCTATGCATCGGAAAACCCATGTAACTTTTTGCATACCGTCGCGATATGCGCGTTCAATATCCCAACCGTCTTTGTAAGGTTTTCCTTGGCGCGAGACATCAAATGCAACTGGTGCGCCGGGATTTGACATTGCCTTTTCGGCAAAGTTCCTGAGATCCTTATTGTCATTGCTATTCCAAGCCATTATTCAGATCCCAACAGATACCCATAGATTCCGCAAGCAACTCCACCAGTGATAAATCCCGCAGGGAGAAATATGAGACCAGTACCTAAAGAAACACCCACGACGAATAGAAACATCAAACAGTTTGCAAGGTTGCGGCGTGTAGCGAATAACTTTAGTTTGCGATAAATATCCATTTAGACCGTCACCTTAGCAAATGAAAGACCTATTTAATACTACATTATGTATCTATCCACATTTACGAGGACACATGACCGCTGACTGGAATAAAATTTACGAATACCTGCAACCGAAGGATCCTTTGTTTTGTCCTGAGGAAGCATCGTTAACTCAGAAAGTATTTTTACGGAGTTATTCACTTGAAGGTCTTTTTGGCGGAGCGGCTGGTGGTGGCAAAAGTAGTGCCTTGCTTATGGCGGCTTTGCAATATGTTGATGTGCCAAACTACTCTGCGATTCTCTTTCGTCGCACCTACGCCGACTTGGCTCTGCCGGGCGCTTTGATGGATCGTTTCCGAAATTGGGTTACGTCCTACGAGGATGTTCATTGGAACGCGAATAGTTATGTGGCTACTTTCCCTTCTGGTGCCCGTGTTTCCTTCGGCTATCTGAATAATACGAACGACTATCTGCGATATAAGGGTTCGGAGTTTCAGTTCATAGGTATGGATGAGGTCACCGAAATTCGTGAAAGTGACTACAGGTATATGTTCTCCCGTTTGCGCCGTCCTGCTTCGGGTCCGCTTTCCAAGGTTCCACTGCGGATGCGCTCGGCATCAAACCCTGCCCCTAATTGGGTTCGCCAACGCTTTATCGTAGAGGGTAAAAATGAGCAGAGATTTTTTGTACCCTCGTTTTTAACTGATAACCCAGGAATTGACGCTGAGTCATATCGTCAGGCGCTTTCCGTCCTTGACCCTGTTGAGCGGAAAAGGCTTGAGTTTGGCGACTGGTGGGCTACAACTCTTGGAACATTGTTTGACAGAACTGATTTCCCTATTATTGACGGTTCGGATGTCCCCGAAATCACTAGTAGCGCTCGCGCCGTAAGGTATTGGGACTTGGCGGCGACCGAACCCCATTCAGGGAATACCGACCCCGACTGGACGGTAGGTACGCTCATGCTGTTTGACCAAGGAATCGCCTATGTCATGGATGTCCGCAAGATTAGGGCTAAATCAGACAAGGTGGAGTCCTTCATCTCCCAAACCGCCCAAGAGGACGGCAAAGCGGTGGCAATCAGAATGGAGCAGGAACCCGGTTCGTCAGGTAAAGCCCTAATTGACCAATATGCAAGGTATGTCGTTCCGGGCTGGGACTTGCAAGGCATCAGGTCGTCGGGGGATAAAGAAACGAGGGCAAGACCATTCGCCGCGGCTGTAGCAAACGGAAATGTGCGCTTGGTACGAGGCAAATGGATAACTGATTGGCTTGACGAAATTTCTTCGTTTCCCGAGGCTTGCACTCACGACGACCAAGTTGACTCTGCGGTTGGAGCATTCACTTTTTTAACTGGATTGGGGTTGCCACAGAGGAAAAGAGCCACTATCATCGTGTGAGATAAACCTATACCACTATTGCCCGAAAGGAATAGAAATATGAAAAAGACCCTAAAACCGCCAACAAAAACGCAGTTACGAACTGCCACCAATCAAAGCAAGACAGTTATTTCTGAGTGGGTTAGAAACTCTCGCACAATACTTGAACTCAGTCAAGAAGGTTTGGCTGAAATCGCAGGTGTTGATCGCAAGACGATTAACCGAATTGAAAACGGACACTTCTCACCAAGCATTGATACTTTGGTAAGAATTTCTGTATCTCTCAACTCAAAGATTCCATCACTCGTATGAGCAATTGGGACAACGAAAACCTAGCGCCATTTATTGAAATCCGTAAAGCCTTAATGGCTATCGGCGACAAGGCTTTAGAAAACCTTGACCAAGACGATGAACAACTTTGGTTTGACACACTCGTCTTGCTCCACTCTGTCAAGAGCGATATTGCAAGCATTTTCACTCAGTATTCAAACTTGATTGCTACCAAACTTGAAAAAGATGAAGCAACAGCATCAAACGGTCAGAAGATTGAGAAAAAATCAGCCTTTGACCGTAAGGGTTGGAAGCACGAAGATCTTGCTTCAGAAGTTTTGCGCAGACTAAATGACCTGTCTGTTGACATGGATACGGGCGAAGTCGTGATGTCTTCTAGTGAGATTGCGATGAAACTTCTTGATTATGTACAGCCATCGTATTGGCGTATAAAAGAATTGTCCAAACTTGGTATCAACGCAGATCAGTACTGCGAAGTCGGAGAACTAAAAACAAGCATCATCGTGCGAAAGGAACAGTCATGAGCGAGATCTACCAACAGTTAGCAGAATCCTTCCCACCAGAGATGGTGCGTAGGTTGAATAAGGGTGGAACGAACCTGATCTACATCCCGATCAGTGAAGTTATTACACGAATGAACAAAATCATTGGCGTTGAAAACTGGTCGTTCACCGTTAAGTCATGGCAACAACTTGGAACATCTATCGTCGCGCATGTTTCCGTTCAGGCAACAATTGACGGCAAAACAATCACACGCGAAGGCGTTGGTGGGCAGAAGATTAAAATGTCAAAACAGGGCGATCCTGTTGATATTGGTGATGAAGTCAAGGGTGCTGTTTCTGACGCGCTCAAAAAGGCTGTTCAGACATTGGGGATTGGCTTGTATCTTGCTCGTAGCGAAGAGGCTATGGAGATTGAGCAGGCTATTGATGCAAGTATCTCAGCCCCTCCTCCACCTGTGGTTTCGCCAAAGTACAATCAGTTCAAGTCATTGCTTGAGTCAAAAGAAGAGAACAAGGCAAAGATTAAGACTTTTTGGTCTAACTATGGTGGTGGTCGTCCAGTGCCAAAGCCTTCGGAGTTCACTGAAGAAGAACTTGATGCACTTATCACGGAATTGATTTCTTATCAGTTTGAAGGATCAGTTATCGTAGAAGCACCAGTACCGAAAAAGACCAAATCTCCTGAGATGCCACCTCGCAGAGATATTGACTGATGTGCTCAACGCCCCTGAATATCTTTCACCAAGTTCCATAGCCACATTCCATCAGTGTCCGTTAAAGTACAAACTTTCTCGGATTGATGGGTTGAAGGAACCAGCAACAGAACACACATTGCTAGGCAACTATGTGCATTCCATTTTGGAAGAGTTTTATCGTCTTGAAGCATCTGAACGAACTGTTTTGGGTGCTAGGACGCTGTTCCGCTCTATTTGGGATGATTACTCGCAAGCGGTAACAGATATTTACCGAAGCAATAAGGTTCACATTGATGAGTTCAGACTTAGGGCTCGCTACTGTGTAGAAAACTTGCTAAAGATGGAACCATCTGACTCAATTGAGTTTGATGGTATTGAAACAGAATTAAATCATTCTGTTCTTGGTGTTCAAATCAAAGGCTTTATTGACCGTTGGGCTATCAAGGACGGGAAGTTAAACATCGGCGATTACAAAACTGGTAAAGTTCCACAGTTGCGATTTCGTGACGACAAATTTGATCAACTTTTAATTTATGCGATTATTTTATCTGAACTTGAAGATAAAGAGATCGGCACATTGGAGTTGCTCTACATTAAAGACGGAGTTAGGTTAACCAAAGAACCGAAAGAAGAAGATGTAAATAGAATTAAGTCAATGCTCGTGGAAACGAGAAATGCCATAGACGAACGATGCCAAACCGAAGTTTTTGAAACAAAAGTTGGGGTGTTGTGCGGATGGTGCCACTTTAAACCTATATGTCCTGCATGGAGTAAAAACAAATGAACGATGAAGCATTTTCGCGACTTGTCGCGGAAGAAGTAAAAAACAAAGCATCTGAAGCCCAAAGGAAGTACTTGGCACTGCCTGAAAACTTGGAAAGGTGGAAGCGTGC